GATCGTGCCGGGGAATATTCAGGGATTGATCTCATCCCGCAGAATGGCCTTCATAATCTCATAGGCTTCATCCGCACGGGTATCGAAGGCCGGGCGCACAAAGGGATGCGCCGGCGCAGGTGCCGGACCGCCGTGGCCATGCTCCAATGGATTTGCAAAGTACGCGGCATGGTCCTTGTGATGAACGCCGATGGTGATCGCCTTGCCGCCCTCGCGCCGCTTCTTCACCTTGCCGGTCTTGATGGAGCCGTATAGCTCGCCGGTGATGATCTTGGGATCGGTAGAAGCGTTGTGGAGCATCTGTTCCTCAATGGGAACGGCACCGGCTCTCAGGGCACGGTTGACGCCCGATCCGAATTCTATCTCTGCTGCCATATTGGTCAGGTCGTTTTCCAGGTCGTCAAAGCCCTGCAAATTCATGGGCATGTCACTTCACCTCCAGAGACACCTCCTCATACCACACCCATGTCCACTCCACAGCAAACTGCCGGGTGGCGGTGTCGTATTGGGGCTGATTGTATCCGCGATCACTTTCCTCGAGCATCGTAAAACCGTATCTGTACATGGCTTGCCTGATCGTGGATGCCATTTCTGTGGGGTCTGTGTTGCTCCAAAGATTGAGGTATACATACGTCCGATAGGAAGTGCAGAAGTCATCCGCATGGGAGGATTCGGTTGTGGTAGAAGAGTACACGGCATACTGGGCAGGCGGATTCTGGTGGGGCGAAGTGGCACGCCATACGCCAGCTATGACAGGGATGCCGATATTGGCAAGAGCTTCCTGTACCTGCCTCATCCGCTCACACCCTTTGCGATGGAAGCCTTGAGACCCAGGTAGGTACGCTTGAAGCCGTACTCACCCAGTGTGGAAATATCCCATTTTTCGCCCTGAAACCGCACCCACATACCGGGCTTAATATCCGATCGATATCGAATGGTAAAGTTCAGAACGGCTTCCGTATTCATGGTATCGGCAGAGCGATAGTGCTGGTTTCCGGCGTCGATCACACCCGCCCACACCTTGCAGACCACCACATCGGTGGCGACCGGGTAACCGTTCTCGTTGATCTCATTGACGGTATATCCGATCTCCACCATGTGGCGAAGGTCTCCGGGATGCGGCGTTGCGTCGAAGTTTTTATAGCCTCTCAATCAGACGCGCCTCCCTTCTCAGAACATTTTGTCGGGATCACGATGCGGGTACAGGAGATTCTCAAAAGCTGTACGCATGGTGAGATACACCTGTCTGTCTGCATTGTCCCGGTTTTCGTAGTAATGGCTGACCATGAGCATCACAGCCAGCCGCACAGATTCAGGCGCCCCATCCTCAAATGACACCCGGCAGTAATCCTCGGCAGCGGCTTGCGCCTGCTGAATGATACTGTCGATATAGCTGTCCTCTTCCTCATGCTGGATGCGGAGGTGCTCCTTCACCTGGTCAACGGAGATGATCACGGTTCATCACCCGATACAGCGGCATCATCCTGCTCGGAGACACCAGCAATTTCAGCTTCCTCCGTCTGCTCTACCACAGCCGGTTCAGCTGCCAGAATACCCACCATGCGGAGGGCAGCCAGCAGACTGTTGAAGTTTTCGCGCAGTGCGGCGACCGTTGTCGCTTCGCTGTCTGCCATATAGGGCAAACCAGGCGCTTCGCCACTGGCGATATCGAACAGGCCCTCGATGCCTTCGACGGATGCGCCGGGCAGAAAAGTGAGCCGCCCGCCGATCACGAGTTCGCTGCCGCCATGTGCGAAGTAGTTTTTTGCGTTGTACGACATTCACACAATTCCTCCAAAATGGGAGCCGCCACGCAGGACGGCTCCGTAGTTGTTATAGGTTACTGGTCTGTCGGGTTATCAGGTGGACTTCATGGCCAGACACTTGACCGCTTCGGGCAGGATCAGACGACCGTCCACGCGCTGGGTCATCTTGAAGCCCACCTGATCGGTAGCAGCGTACAGCTCAGACAGACGCTGAAGAGAGCGACCCTCACGGTCAGCCAGCCAATAGTAGCTGAAGTCACCGTACAGGATGGCCTTGTTGCCTGCGGTGGGCAGGGGCATAAAGCTGGAGGTCAGAACCTTCTGGTTCAGCAGAGTATCAGGCTGACCAGCCAGAAGGCCGGGCTGCCAGATATACTGAGAGTTGCCGTCCTTGAGCTTGCGCAGGAGCTTGATGGTCGCATCGTTCATGATCCAGTACGCCTTGCGACGGTAGCCGGACTTGAGGGAATGCTGTAGGTCGATCAGTTCATCCGCAGTCAGGGCGGTAGCGGAGGCAGCGGTCACGCCCAGCTCTGCGCCCAGGGTGGCGTGCAGAAGGCCGGTGGGCTTGTGGTTGCCGTCTCCAGTCAGGATAGCTTCCTCCTCGGCAGCACCCACACGGCGGGAGAACTCACCGGCGATGTATGCCTCCAGATTGAACGCAGAGTCGTGGAGCAACTCTTCGGAGATGCGGATCATGGTGGCCAGCTTGTGCGCGCCCAGCATGATCTGACCGAAGGTGTCATCGCTCTCGGGGATCTGGGCCTCTTCCTCCACCCAGGAGGCGGAGCCCTTGGCAGTCACCAGGGGAATCTTGCGGTCGCCGGAGGAAGTGGTGATCACATGCACGATGCCGCGCATGATGTTTTCTTCCTCCAAGCCCTGCACCAGCTGGTGTTCGAACTCATCCGGGACGGTATAGCCACCTTCACTCTGGGTACCGACCTGCAGCGCATCACGGACATCGGAATAGCGCACTTCATCACGCATACGTCCCCAGAACGCCTTCTTGTACTCATCGGATGCGAGGCCCTGCTTGCGGGTCTGCGCCTTTTCAGGGCGAGAGGTCAGGACACTGGAAGTGGGCGCATCCATCAGGCGATCCATTTCCTCGGCGCGTTCCAGACGCTCGATGGCATGACCGAGGTCAACAACCTCCTTCTCCATGCGCTCGTACTGTTCGGTGTCCTCGGCAGAGAGCATGCCGTTTTCATCTTCATGGGCAGTCAGGAACGCCTTGGCGCGATCCCAGACCTCGCCGCGCTTGCGGCGCATTTCAAGAACCTTACTCATAGGAAAATCCTCCTTGTTCATCGCCACGAGGGCATAATTAAACCCAGCCTCTTGTGAAGCTGGGCTGCAGGGGTGCCGGCATTTTCCGGCTGTTCAGTTTTTGGGTTATCGGGCCGATGTGTGTCAGAAGCAGTCTCTGTCGGAACTCTGTGTTCCTCAGCCACTGTGTCAGACACAGGCTCTACCTGAACTGAGAGTTCGGGTTCAGAGGCAGAAACAGTTTCTTCAGGCACACTGGTCAGAACTTCTTCGACCTGCTCTGAAGGCTTCTCCTCCTGCTGGGGCTGTATGTCAACATTCCGTGTGGAATGGGAAAGCCGGACGGTCTTTCGGTCTATCCACGCCTGAACCTTCTGCTCGGCTTCTGCCTGATCCACGATGTGGGGTTCGATGGTGTTGAGGGCAGCGCCGACGCGGATGCCATCCGTGATGCCATCGATGAAACCGTCTGCCAAGGCCGCCTGTGCGTCCATCCAGCAGGTCGCGGTCATCTTGTCCGCCACATCGTTCCGACTGGCGCGACAGCGAACCGCATAGACATTGAGGATAGAGTCCTTGCAGGCTCGGAGCAGGCGAATGGCGTCCATCAGCTCATGCTCGTTGCCCACCGTACCTACGATGGGATCATGGATCATGAACAGACTGCCCGGAGTCATTTCAAGACGGTTGGCTGCCATCGCCATGACCGTAGCAGCCGAAGCCGCTGTGCCGGAAATGGTGATGGCCACGTTGCCCGGATAGGCGCGAAGATCATCGAACATGCGGGTCGCAGCGTTGCAGCTTCCGCCGTAAGAATTCAGGTAGATGTGAACATCATCCCTTGCCTGACCATCCAATCCGTACAGGACTTCATGCAGGGCCTCAGGGGTGATTTCATCTCCAAACCACACTTCTTCATCAATGTAGCCGTTGAGGTTGATCTCTCTCACGGGTTTTGTCCTCCTTTCTCCGCCCACACGATGCCAGCGAGAACAAAAAAGACGCACGGGACAGCCACGCTGTTGCCATACGCCTTGTACTCCGCAGCATCGGAGCGCGGGTCTTTGAGCCACTTGATCACACGGTTGCGGGTTACTGAAGTGTTCTTCCCCTGGGCGGCATTCCACTCCTCGAACACCCCAGACCACCAAGCAATTTCCTGCTCTGAGGGCTCCTCTGTTCCGAGATTTTCCGTCCAGCCGTCAGGATAGCCCTGCAAACGGCAGCACTCCAAGGGAGTGAGCCTTCGTACAGTGTAATCAAGTTCGAGAATATGAAAATCGCCTGTGAAAGCCTCCTGATTGCCCAGCCACTGCTTCGAAGCCATACTTGCTTCCAAAGTGCCAAACACATTCCTGCCTGAAACAGTGGTGCGCAGTGCCTGACCGATTTCCTTCTCAGGTTTTCCTACAACAGGCGGGTCTTTATATCCGCGAGCTTCCAATGTGGGCGTTTTTTCTGTTGCTACATGTCCATAGCTTCCCACAGTCATGCAGTACGACGGAGCGCCCACCAAAGGAGGATCTTTGAAGTCTCTGGCTCGTATGGGAGCAGATTTCTCTTCATCAATCTCAGTACCCACTGTAGTACGAACCGAATAGGCAGGCTGCGCCACAAAGGTCTGCTGATGAATACCGGGCTGTGCAGCTAGCGCGCCGGACTGATCACCCAGATCACGCACTTCATCCCGCTGATTCTGGGTAAAAGCGACCGGGGGCTCTTGACACACAGCACACACGGCCTGCTGATCGATGGTATTGAGCGTATATGCGACTTCCTTGTTTACCCCTGTGCCGCGAGGACCATTCTCGTCCTTCCTGCCGATCATATTCCCTTGGATGGCATATGTCTCTACAACCGCTATCCCGCCCTGATTGCAGCACGGCGTTCCGCCATTGCAGTCAATGGTCCGGCTGGTTTCTGCTTCATAGATCCCGGCGTGGGGATTGGCAGAAAGCATGGCGTTGCTCTGATCAGAACTGATCCCAAAGGCTACGGGCTGTGCAAGCGTCAGCGGCACGGTATTGCCCCCGGTAC